ACAGTGGTAGATGCTCTTAAGCAATTAGGATATAGAGTAAAGCAATCTGATTTAAAGATTGGTGTAAAGAAAGAAAGACTATATGATCTAATCACTCTTAACGGAGAACTCCTGTGTTCTTCATCTGACTATGCTCAAATGGTAAGTTCGATTCAGAATGCTGTAAAGGATAATCCAGAGAAATATGGTTTGGATCCTAAGGCATTTGAACAGTTTGTCAATGAAGCTGTAAACCCAGCAGCATATGTAAAGGCTGGAAAATTAGGTTACAATGACCAGTTCTTAGGAAGACAATCTCTTTCTAAAACATTATCATTAGATTTAGGATTCGACAAGAAGAATGAATTTGGTGGTGGAGACTGGATTGGATTTGACCATGTATCAATGTATGCAACAGGTAAAAAAGGCGGAACTATCCTTGATGATGCATTAACTGGAAACTACACTTACGATGAATTAAAATCAGCTGCTGCAAAACATTTCGGCATCTAAGAAGATTGATTTAAGTATCGTTGAATTAAACTTTTTAAAAAGCTCATGTATAACACATGAGCTTTTTTATTTTAAAGAATATGCCAAGAATTGCAATTGAAAAGATATACATGCAGACCGCATACCAGTTCGCTAAGCTCTCTTACGCTAAGCGACGCAAGGTAGGTTGCGTGATAGTAAAAGACAAACAGATTATTTCATTTGGCTACAACGGTATGCCATATGGCTTTGATAATGACTGCGAAGAAGATCAAATCAGATACTATGATAACCCGGACCATGCAATGACATTAATGGACAAAGGTTACGAATGCGCTGATGGATGTTGTAGTAAAGTCGTTACCAAGCGTGAAGTTATGCACGCAGAATCTAATGCAATCATGAAAGTTGCTAAATCAACTATGAATTGTGATGGTGCTGAACTCTATACCACAACTTGCCCGTGTTTTGATTGTGCCAAGCTGATTATTCAAGCCGGCATCTCAAAAGTCTACTACTCAGAAGACTATCGTGATATGAGTGGTGTAGAACTACTAAAGAAAGCTAATATTGACGTTGAAGAAGTTATCTGTTGGAACGACCTATAAAAGACATAATAGACCACGCGCTAGAAACTAAAGTTTTTGGTGAAGACTTCTCTTTCAGGAGAGGTCAACGTGAAGTGATTGAGCAGATTGTAGCTGCTTATCAAGAAGACCCAGAATCTACGGTGGTGATTGATGCACCAACTGGAACTGGTAAGTCACTGATTGCAATGTGGAGCTCATATATCTTAAAGGAGATGGGCAAACGTGGCTATCTAGTTACATCAGATCTAGCACTTCAAGATCAGTATGAGAAAGACTTTAAGCGTCTTAATCTAAACTGGCCAAGTATTCGAGGTGTTGACAATTACGAATGTTTTGTCAACGGACTACCTTTTAGTCTTGGTGACTGTAAGATGAAAGGCATGGGTTACGAACAAGCTGAACAACTTTCATGCTACGGCAATTGTACTTATCTACAGAATAGACGCCGTGCAATCGACCAGCCAATCTCATTACTAAATTATTCATTCTGGCTTATTCAGCGTAATTATGTCCAGACTAGAATGGACGAACAAGAGCGTGAAGCTCCTTTTAAGAAACGTGACTTTGTCTTCTTTGATGAGGCACATAAAGTTGATGAGATTGTACAGAACCATTTTAGCGCGCGCATTGACGAGTCTGTAATTGACCGAGTAGTTTACCTTAACCGGTTTATTAGTCGCCATAATATACCAGCTGAAACTCAGACTAAAAATAGATTACAGTCGGTTGTACATGATCTAATGACAACTAAAGGTCGTGAGCCACTCTTTAAAGCTATTCAAGAGTTTAGAGGTATTGCTATTACATACCGAGCTGCACAAGATATTGCTAAGAAGACTGCTAAGAAGCGTTTTGGTCAGAAAACAATACCGAGTGATTGGGCATCCGCATTTACCGCTTTCGACCGCCTTAAGGACATCTACTGTAAGTTTGATGACTATGCTGACTTAATCAAAGATGTTGGCTTAGAAGCCATGGTAATAGACCAGCGTGAAGATGAGGCTAGATTTACATGTGTTGAAGAGGCCAAGATGATTCAGAAGTATCTACACGAACAAGCTGGCTTTAAAGTTTTCATGTCAGCGACAATCGGTGACCCAAGAGCTTATGCTAGAATCATGGGCATCAAAGGTGCTCGTTTCATCAGAATGGACAACACGTTCAACTTTGATAAGTCGCCGGTTATTTTTGTCAACCGACATAAGTTGACTTATAGAGAGCGTGAAGCTTCGCTGCCGAAGGTAGTGAAGATCCTAGATCAAATTATTAAGAAACACAAAGGTCAACGTGGTATCATCCATACAGGTTCATACCAGTTTACAAACTATATTAAACAGAATTCAATGCATACATTTAGGCTAATGGACTATGAAGGTTCTAAAGAGAAGGCCGAGACGCTTGAGTTGTTTGAGCGGAAAGAAGATGCAGTTATCATGGGACCTTCATTGCTAGAAGGTCTAGATTTAAAAGACGGCATGAGCAGATTCCAGATCTTCTTTAAAGTACCTTATCCGAGTTTAGCAGATCCACTGATTAAAGCTAAGCTCAACGTTTCAAACGACTGGTACAACTGGAAGACTGGTGTTTCGGTAATGCAAGGAGTTGGCCGTAGTGTCAGAAGTGAAGATGACTGGGCGATTACATATGTGATTGACGCTAGTTTTATGAGCTTGATAAATAAACCAGACTTCTTCCCGCCTTCATTTAAAGAACGTATTAAGATAGTAAAATAATATATTTATGGGATTCAATAAACTAATAGTTCCGGCAATCGAGAACTTAGAAGAGAGTAAAAATAAGATGGGTGAACATGAGTTCGGTATGCATTGGCATAGAAGGCTAATGAAGACCGATGCAATCATTGGAGACCCTCTGTCAGTTGAGATGATTAAACAATTTGCAGAAAAGGCATATAATGTTCAGAAAGATAATCAAAAAGATAAAGAATAGTATGTCTACACAAGTTAAAGACAAGCAACAAGAAATCTGGTACGTTTGGACTAAATCTGAACGTGTTGGTGATATTGTACAGCCTGCTGAAGTACAAGACGATGCTAAATGGCTTAAGTTTACAGATGGTACTCAGATCAACAAGAGTATCGTTAAAGAATTCTTAATGCCGGCTAAATCTGAGCAAGAGGCTAAGGTTTATTCACTAGACTTAAACCCAATCGGTTCAAGCGTTAATACAAGTGCTAAACCAGCTCAAGTACAGCCTGGAGCACCAAAGCAAGAGCGTAGAATTACCGATGGCAAATCAGCACCAGATCCTGAAATCAACGTGATGATGGAAATGCTGAAGAAGATCAGCAAGAAGAACAAGGCTGCAATGCCAGTTGAGGTTAACATTCCAGCAAAAGAGGTCTATGAAATGCTACAGGATCAAATGGACATGGAAGCAGCAGAACTGAACGAACAGATTGGACTGCTTGTAGAAAGCCAGATAGATAACCTAAGAGAACAACTTAAAGAACAAATCGAAACTTTTATTTCTAATTATTATACAAATGAGTCAAGAAACAACAAACGAGCAAAATCAAACTCAAGTAACGCCACAGGCACAGATGCCTCTGAATAGACGTCAGAGAAGATACATGATGAAGCAGAACGGAATGCTTAAGTATTTAAGCAAGCTAAGCTTTTTCCACCCAACAAGAGCTGCAATTAGACGACAGAACATGGAGAACGGGCGTAAAATTCAGGAGGCTAGACTTGATGCTGCTGAAAAAGCTCAAGCTGAAAGACTTGAGGCTGCATTAGAAAGAATGAAAGAGACTTGGTCTAACATTGGCTACAACAAAGAAGAAATGACAATGCTAGAAGAAGCTTGGGCTTTGACTGCAATCAAAGACAGAGAAACTTACCGAGCTGATGTGAAGCAGTCTAGAAAATTGATGAAAGAGGCTGCAGCTTCATTGGCAGCTAGAAACAATAAGTAAGATATGATTACAGTTAGTATTGAACCTGCTGATAACGGGGTCATCAAATATGTTGTTGATGATAATGTTAACGGCGGCGGAGAAGAACATGTGTCTCGAGTTGTCTATGATTTAGACAACGATGAAGAAAGAATAAATCTAGTCAACCTGGTCCAAGACATTATCTTGGACCTAGGGCTAGAAACTGGAACAGAAATTGATAAGCATATGTTCAGTGTTAAAACTGAATGGGGTACTAAATACAACCCGTCAATTAAAGAAACAAAAGAGAGAATCAAAAAGCTTGAAGCTGAAATTGAAAGACTCTCTGCGCAACTAAAGTAATGAATTTTAAGATAGAAGGCGTTTGGTGTAAAACAAGAACGGAGTTCGATAAGTTGTATAGGTCTAATGGTCATGACCTTGCAATATCTTACTCTGATATTTACAATAGACTGATGAAGAGCGACCCGTATAACGAGGAGCCTTCTGATGTTATCATTACGCTTTATATCCGTAAAATGATTATGAGAGCACTCAACTCTAAAATAGAGAGTGAGTCTGATGAGTTTTCAATTGCTTATATGTTCAACAGCTTAAATCAAGATTCAGTTACTGGCGTTCATGATTTTATGTCTGAACTATTTGAATCTGAAATTGAACTTAATCTAACCGTAATCAACAGATCTGATTACCCGAAGCAGGGCGTCTTAAGTAAATTCGACAATGTAAAATTCATTGACAATGATTAAGCACAAACTTTTTGCAAAAGGTGAAAAGATACATGCGCTAATCTCAACTACACAGAAACCAAACGTACTTTTCCCAGTCAGAGCTATCATTTATGACGTCAAGTTCGACGACATCAATCCACAGTATCAGATTAAAGTACTTAAGTTCTACGATCAGATCTACTTTTTAAAGCAGAATCTGTTTGGTGGCCGATTCATTAGAGACTTTGAAGGCCATGACACAAAGATCAACCTTAAACGTGAAAACTATTCTAAAGTAAAGACCTTAGAAGATGAGGTCTTTGGTGGCCAGAACTGGCAAAAGTATCTGCTTGTTGTTGACTCTGTCTTTTGCACAAGGACTAGAGCAGAACAAGAAGAACTCTTCAATAATATCCAATCATTTCATATTGAGTTAAAACTGAAAGAGCTCTATGAACTGGTTAATCGTACTGTCTATTCTAAAGGCCCATACTATTTCCATACTCGAGGCGAATATATTAAAGCATTAGAGAAGTTTTTAGGAGATAGATACTCTAAGCAAAAAGACTGGGTAGACGAATTACTCTACCGCCCAGATACATCTGAGCTGGACAACTCTGAGTGGGTTTAAGTATAGCTGGATATATATAAAAAAAGAATAGTGATTTAATGGCTTACCAATATTTAGACACCTTCGGTCCGGAAATACACTTTGAAATAATAGAAACAGGTTTTAAAGATAGCACTTTTGCAGGTGCACCTGGCGGCAAACCTATTACAGGTTCAGATGGACAGTACTATCTTTTTCAAGAAGATCCATTTAATATATTATATGGTTATACTCCACCTGAGCCAGAGCCAGAGCCAGCAACTCAAGGTAATACTACGGTTGAAGAAGAACCTGTTGATAATACTAGTGTTTATGGTAAAACATTAGTCCAGAGTAGAAAGTATAAAGCACCGGAAGGTGATAGCAGAACTGAGGGTATTCATGAAGGTGAAGCTGTTCGATCATATTTCAATAAATGGACTCTTTTTAAGTACAAGAACATAAGTGGTTTAAGTGAAAACTCACAAGGTTCTGAAGTTTCTGACAGGTATAGCACGGTTGTTAACTCAACGTCACCATATATTGCACCTACTGCTAACAATATTGTACAATATGCTGATAATATTGATTCTCTAGCTTTTAAGTACAGCTTGACTGATTTTATCCAATGTGAACACTATGGTCAAATTTCTAATAATTACATGGTGACCTTAAGGCGCTTTGGTTATCCAATTGCAGATGACCTCATTGCGCCAAGACAAATAGGGCCTGGTGGTGATCTTATCGATACTACACAGCCAGATATAGCGCGTGCGATTACATGGTTGAGTCCTGCATTGGGTAATGATCTAAAAGAAATACTTAAGTTTAACGTTAAGATACCGTGGAAAGAAGAAGAGTCTGCAGTTCAAACTATTCAAGCGGGTAAGGCGAATAGAGGTGCCGTTGGCGCAATGATTGATGGTAGCCCTATTTTTCAGGCTATTGAAAATGGTATAAACGGTTACGGCGCAGATCAAACACAGCGTGCAAATGCGGAAGGTAGTGGATTTGACCCGCTTAAGGAGACATATCCAAATACTGTTTATGGTCCTCTTAACGTGATTAAAAATATTATGGCTAGAGAACAGGGTTTAAAGTTTGAGCAAGAGTTTAAGCTAACTTTTCACTATGATTTACGCGGTTATCCTAATACAAGCCCTAAGGTTGCTTTTATGGACACTATGGCAAACTTATTAGCATTGACATATAATAATGCTCCTTTCTGGGGTGGTGCTGTTAGGTATACCGGTAGTGGCTCTCTTGGTAAACCATTTGGTGATTATAGCAAATTAGCAGCGGGTGATTATGATGGTTTCTTAAAGGGATTAGGTACTCAAATAAGTAATGCTGTTTCTACCGGTTTTGCCGATATATCTAAAGCCTTTGAAACCGGAAATCTAGGAGACTCTAAGATCTTAAACAACATTATTGGTGGAGGTCTTATGAAATTACTTAATGGACCACAAGGTGGCTCAATAGTTAACTCACTTTTAACTGGAGATCCTACTGGACAATGGCATTTAACAATCGGTAACCCAATGAACCCGATCATGATGGTTGGTAATCTAGCATGTACTGATTCTAGCTTCTCGTTTGAAGGACCATTTGGTTACGAAGATTTTCCTTCTAAATTAAAGGTTGAAATTACACTTAAACCTGCTAGAATGCGCGATAAGGGTGAGATCGAGAGTATGTTTAACGCTGGAAAGGGTAGAATGTATCTACAGCCAGAATATGGTGCAGACATAGACAATCTTGTAAATGTATCTGCATATGGAAATAAAGATAGACTAGCTCAAGGCTTTAACGAAGACGCTATACAAAAATTGTCTGACATGACAGCTGGATAATTATGAATTTAAAGACATTTATAAATAAAACATCTGATGGTATTAGGTATATCCTAACACAACCAACTATGATCTTTGCTAACAAGGAAAACATTACACTGCTTAATCCAGAGCATGTTGTTAATGCTGATCAAGCTGCAAGGCCAGATCTAATTGCATTGAAGTATTATGGAAATCAGAGTAAGCTTGATATGATCTTAAAATGGAACTCTATTTCAGATCCATTTTCAATTAACGAAGGTGATGTCTTAGAAATTCCACATGCAAATGCTCCCTTCTACAAGCTAGAAAGACCGAAAGAATTTGATGCTACAAACAATCCGGTTAAACTACAGTTTGTTTCAGGTAAACGCTTGAGCAAAAAGGACCAGCGTAGACTTGATGCTTTAAAGAAGAAATATGGTAAAGAGAATCTGTTACCTCCGAACGTAATACCGGTTGGTAAAAAGAATTATGAATATGTGGGCTCTCAGATTAGAATGGGTGCTCAAGCACAAACCGATGCTGTAGTTGATGCTATTAATAGAAATCTTGATGCAGATTCAGGTGATGAGATTAACACAGATCTTCTAGGAGATGCAATTACAGTTGGCGGTGAAAACACAGGCTCTCAATTTGAGAAGATTCCAGGTGGAGTATGGAGCTGGACTGGTGCCTCTTGGGTTGCTGTTAATCCGGACCTTGCACAGGAAGTTGCAGGCTCACTCTACGGTGAATATGGAAACCCTAATGGTAATATTAAAGGTTCATTCGAAGGTCAACTCTATTTTGATAAATTAAGAGATACTGGTGCTGGAAACGGTATTGGTGCCGGTACTTCAGGTACAAGTGGCCAAAATGCAGATGAAACCGGAGATAATAACAACGATGGTGGAAATCCGTCAGGTGGTAATAACTCAAACACCGGTAACACCGGCGGGACTGCAGGTGCTGGTAACTGTGGCTAAACTAAACTATGAATCTAGACAATAACATATTAGCGGTCGTTGAACCGGCAATTATGCCTACTGCAATTGAGATTGAGGGGCTAGGTGAGGCTGAAGAAGATGGTGGTGCAGATCGCCAGACTAAAGCTATTGGTGTTGATTTACCATTTGTGCTCTTAAATAATTATCAATTCATGCAGAAAGACATACAGAGTTTCTCATTAGATAACTCTGGATTTTTGCCTGAGATGAGGATCCGCTTAGTTGACAGAAAAAATACGTTTGGTGTTGATTCATTTCCAAGAGATGGTGATGTGATTACAATATTGCTAACTAGTAAAAACTCTTCTACGTTTAAGAGTATTCACATGGATTTTGACATTACGGGCATTACTAGTAAACAGGCCAGCGAAGGTGATTTTAATGCAATTACTGTAGTTGGGACAGCTAAAGTGCCAAGGCTTTACAGCGAAGAGTGTAGAAGTTTTGAAGCTGCAGGTTCGTTAGATCATCTAGAAGAAGTTGCTAGGGATTTACAGCTAGGCTTAGCTACAAATATTGAAAACACTGACGATACTCAAATTAGAATACAAGCATACACGTCTACTCTTGACTTTATAAAGGAAACTGTAGACACCTCTTATATTTCAGACGACTCATTTCAAAGGTTTTATATAGATCAATACTATTATTTAACATATGTTGATGTGAATAGGGTTTTTAATTCTCCTAATCCACCGATAGGTGATTTACAGGCCTCTTTTGCATCAGCAATATACAGCACGGCAGAGGATAAAGAAACACCTGAAGAAAGTGATGATATTGAAGCACCTTTAATACTTACGAATCACAGAAACACTAAAGGTACAAATATGTTTATTGGTGCTTTTAATCTAATAAATAATGCTAATGATATAAGTACCGCATATGGTTACACTAGAGATGTTGTTATTTATGACGATAACTCAGAAGCCGGTGAAAGAGTTCAAGAATTTACAATAGAAGCCTTGAACTCAGAGGAAATGATGGACTATGAAGAGCCTCTAAAAGGCAGACGCGGTGAGGATAGATATGACACTCATAAGAAGCATAAATATATTGGTAGACAGGATGTTGGAGAAGGTGATATTGGTAACGTACATCCAAGCTTAAATTTTGCTAAATTACACCAGGCGCAAAACTTAGCTGAGATAGAAAAGGTTAAACTTAAAGTCTCTCTAGAATCTTTTAACCCATCGATTTATAAGTACCAGAAGATTCCAATTCTTATTTACGAATACAATAAAGAGCGCGTTGCGGCAATGCTCAAGTACAATAAATTGTTAGATGAACAAGGTTTTTCTGATAAGTTTTTGGATATAGATCCGGGTGTTGCTGAAGAAGATAATGAAGATTCTAAACCAGACCAGGTAGTTAACAGATTCTTAAGCGGTTTTTACGTAATTGAGAATATTAACTACAAATACAACATTGATAAAGGTGGAATAGTACAAGAGGTTACTCTTATTAGAAGAGAATGGCCAGGTGGTTTTACTAACTACGTAGAATAAGAATATATAGTACATGGCAGACTTTGGTAAGATAAACGAATTTAGAAAGACAACTCAATTAAGGAAGATCAATGAGGATCCGACTTACTTGAGCTTCTTCTTTTTGTTTGATTCTTCTCGTGAACATTCACCTCTACTATCAGGAGTTGCCGAGGAATATTTAAGAAATGTAGTTAAAGATGAGGAAAGAGCTGATCTATTAGCTCGTTTTGTTAAACTTTTAAAGAAGATTAATTTAGAACTACCTTGGTTTTGGCAAAGCGTATCCGGGCTTGAAGCTACTAGAAAGTATGGTAAGATGCAAGATCCTTGGTGGGGAGGCGAATCACCGAAGCTAGAGATCGAATGTCTAGAGAATATCGAACTTACTGCTGCGACTCTAATTGACTTATATAAAAGAGCTGCATTTGATTTTAACAGATGGGTTGAAGTAATACCGAAGAATTTACGCCATTTTCAGTTGGACGTGTGGGTAACTGAAGTTAGAGGCTTTCAACAAACAACTGACGCAGGACTTTTAAATTCAAAAAATGTAGATACATCAAGGACTGAGATTAGAAATCCAGACGAAACTAACCCCGGTAACGCTACTAACACTGAGATGCACGTTGACGCTAAACCTCTTTTTGTAACTAGATTAGGCCACTGTGAATTCGATATAGAATCTACTAGTGATACGTTTGCTGATCTGAGTAAATCGCCAGAAATGGCAAAGTCTAAAATCATGATACACTGGCTCACAGCTGAACAACAGTCGCAAAGGTACGGTGCAAACTTAAACGCCAATCAAGACAACAGTATAGCGTTCCAAAGAGATCCTGATCCTAGATTAGAGGAATATAATCCATTTGACCCTATTAACCCTATTGATAAACTCAAAGAAAGAGCGAAAGATCAATTAGATGGTGCTATTGCTGGTGTAACAAATATATTAGGTGGACTTCCAGGCAATAGAGGCGCTTTAGGTAATGCACATGGCTCTCTGTTAACAGGGCAGCTTGGGCAACTTGCTAATTCTGTAGTCGAAGGTGCACTTGCACGACTTCTACTTGGCAACGTACATGGTATTAACGCAGCATCTACAATTCAAGATGCAATAAACGCTGGTAGTTTAAACGGTATAGCCAATGCAGCTGGGCAATTATTTAATCAGTCTAACCAGCCTTCAGGTGGAAACGACAATGATGTAATCACTCCGAAAAAGATCTACCCAGATGTAGCGATAGATAGTTCACAAGGACCAATTAACGAAAGAGTATACGAGCCGGGGGTGGACAGTACACCAGACGGCAACTTAAACCAGAACGTACATGAATAACAATGAACTTTATAGAGATAATCTTAGAGATGCGCATTGGCTTGGTGAAGTTGTGGTTAACGAAGACCCACTTCTAAAAGGCAGATGTCGTGTCAAGGTCTTTGGTAAATTTGATCTGCTGACAGACGAAGCTATTCCATGGGCAACTCCAATGAACAGAGATGCTGTAGGGTCTCACCATGTACCTAGAGTTGGTGACATTGTTGCGGTTCGTTTTGATAATGGTAACATCTATCACCCAGAATACTGGTTTCAAGTAGATCAGAATGATGACCTTAAGACTGATGTTCTTGAGGCCTCAGACGCACCACAGGACGTCATAAGTTTAGTCTATGATGCCGAAAGAAATTTAAGAATATATCACTCACCGGAAGACGGTCTTGTCATCACGCGTGGTTCTGGTGCCAAAGAGAGACCGATGATTCAGATCGACGAAGAGGGTTTTATTAAGATCTCAACTGATGCTAAGATGTTCTTAGACTGCGGTGACATTTTTATTTCAAACGAAGGTGAAGCTGGAGCAGATGAGACTGAACCTGCAGTCCGTGGTCAATCCTTACAAGACTGGTTGCAAAAACTATTGGATGACTACAATACACACATCCACCCAACCGGAGTTGGTCCTAGCGGCCCACCAATGCCGCCAACACCAGTTACCGTTGGAGAACTTACAGCTACTCATATTAACTATCAACAAAAAGGTAAGTAATGCCAGCACTGTGGCCTAAATTCATAACAGACGTTAGTAGTTACATTGCGAACGGCGATGCAAATGCAGGTGGACCCGGAGTTCTAAAGGGTCAAGATCGACCAGGCGCTGAGATTAACGCTAACTTTGACGTTAAAACATATGTACCTCTTGTAACACCAAGTGGCCGTAGAGACTTCGGTGAAGCTCTAGCCGGCTTCTATCTAGATGCAATTAAGACTGCACAAACACCTTACGGAGCAACACACACTGAATCACCAGCCGCACAGATCTTTGTTAAAGCATATGGTGAAATCTTTGAGCAGATCTTTAGAAACGGCGAACCTTATCTAGTAGATCAGAAAGACGCAGACGGTAATGTTATCGAACAGGGCAAAGAATCTCTTGAGCCTTATGATGAAATGTCAACTGAGATTCCAGACCCACCGACTGAAGAAGAACTAGAAGCCGAACGTGAGAAGAAGTTCTGTCAGTTCTTAGAAGAAGAGGGCTCAAGACTCTACACCTTCTCTTATTTCGAGTTTCACTGTATTGAGCCCAACGACACACAGGCTCAGATTGAAGATATGTTTGCGAACAGGCTCTTACAGCAATTTGAGAAGATCAGCAGTCCGAACGAACGCTGGAGTTTCTTTGAATGGGTTTCATCTTTAGGTAAAAGAGAATATCAAGGCTTTAACTTTAGTACTGTTAATTTGGGCAGTGGCTTTAGTGCACCTTATATTAACGTACATGACACTGTTAAAAGAGGAATTGCAGCTGCTGGTTATAACTGGCAAACGCTGATTGATAACGTTTCAAACAAAGTAAGAAATGCTATTATAGCGGCACATCCTGTTAATAGTTTTGGCCTGTTTAGTCCTTTTGGTAATGTTGCAAATGACGATAATATCGAATTTGCAATTAAAAGACCTGCTGTTAATCCAATTCAAAAACCATGGCCCTTTGTAGATGATAGGCCAGAAAAAGAATTAAACCCAAAACGTATCCAAGTTTCTTATGATAGAGAAAGTGGTACATATGAGGCTATTGGTGACGACGGTCAACCTAGAACAGAAATAGTTGAAAGTAAAAGGCCTAAAATATTGACAGATGCTGTTGTTGCCTTCTTTTCATGGAGGCCAGATGTAAGAGTTTACTTACCATCTACCTTTACAGAGACATTAGCCGATGGTACAATTAGAATCCTAAGCAGATGGCAGAAAACTCCAGATTATGTAGAATCAACATATGTGGTTACTGAATATGAAAATAACTGGGTTAGAACACCAGAACCACAGCTAGAAGCTTTAGGTGAAAGCAGTACATTCGCAGACATTAAAATTCTTAGCGGTGGCACTCTATTTGAGTTTGTTAAATGGCAAGGTGAACAGGCTGAAAATAATGCAGCGGCATGTGAAGAAGCGCCTACAGATCTACCGTTTGACTATAGTTGCTATTCAGGTCTATCTATGGACAACGGTCTATTTAATACGGATGATGGTACAGATCCATGGAAACAACTTGCGCTAGCAACAATAGCATACTGGTATAGTACATTAATACAACCCTTTAAAGTTTCACCTTCCGCACTACCAGCTCTTATTCCAGCACCTCTTGGTGGTATCTATATTCCAATTTATTACGGTAGTGTAAATCTACTTGCTAATAATTTAAGAAGAGCCATGCATATGGGTCAGACTTTTTCACAGTTGCCGGCCACACAACCGCCTGCATTAGCCGTTGCTTCGGCACTTGCAGCAACTTACGCAATTCATCTACTTGAGTTTAAACTAATCTACCTTGGTGGTATACCAACGCCAGTTGGGCCAGTGCCAATGCCTGGTTTTGTGCCCGTGGTTTTTTAATATAATTGAACGGATATATAATATGTTACACTTTTAATCTAAAAAATACATGTCAAACAAAAACAAGCGTACTCGCATCGGAACGACGACCGACAGCGAAGTTAAAAGAGAGCAATCTACTCAAAACGTCGAATCAAACAACATTTCAGAGGAGCCAAAATTTGAGCATAGTGAATTCTATGACAAAGATGGTAATTTTATGTGGGATGCCTATGGGGCTTCATGTCCTTCACATAGAAGAAAACCAAACCCACATGTTAAAACCAAGGCCGGACACAGAGTTTATTGTAGAGAGTCCTACGCACAGGAAATGTACAATTTACTAGAAAGCTTTGAAGTTAACCATGCTATCAAATCCAATATCAATGTTGGTGAAATTCACGAAGGTATTATATATGCAGTAACTCAAGATACTATTACTGTTGATATAGGTTATAGAGAACTAGTCTACGTGAAGTCTGATAAAGAACCTCAACGTATTAAAGAACTTTCGCCAGGTGAAGAAACTGCAGTTTTAATTACTAATACCGATAATGCCTTTATTTCAGGCTCAATTTCAGGTGGTGTTAAACAGAAAGTCTTCATGGACCTTAGAGCTGGTGTTGAAGCAGGCGATACTGCTTGGGTTGGCCTAGTTAAGGAAATGATTGAGAACGGCGGTTATGTTGTTGAAGTACAAGGTATTGAATGTTTCATGCCAGGTTCACTTGCGGGCATTAACAAGCTTGCAGACTTTGAGTCAATCATCGGCCAAGAACTCTATGTGGTACCAGTATCTTTCTCAGCAGGTAGAGGCACAATAGTTGTTTCACACAGAAAATACTTACAGGCCTTAATTCCACAGGAGATTGAGAAGATTAAAGAGAATGCCGGTGAAGAAATCACAGGTAACGTAACAGGAACTGCTAAATACGGCGTCTTCGTTGAATTTAATAGATGTTTGACAGGTATGATTCACAAGAATGATTTAGATCCAGAAACATTCGAGAAGTTTAAGAAGCGTGAAATTATGCCGGCGGATGAAGTTACCTTTAAAGTAAAGGATGTTATCTCGAACACTAAGATTACTTTAACTCAGATCGATAATGTACAAACTAGCCCATGGGATGATATTACATCAAGGTACAAGATTCCAGCTGTTGTTAAGGCTCAAGTAAAAGCCAAGAAAGACTATGGCCTTTTTGTTACAATCGAGGACGGTGTTACTGGACTGCTACACGTTAGTGAATTAGGTGAAGATGTAATGAAAGTCTTTAACCCAGGTGATGAAATCACGGTTAAGATAACTCGAATTGAAGAGGAGACTCAGAAGGTCTTTCTTAAATTACCATAAGCTACTTATTTGAGCCGGATATATATTCAAACAAGAATATATCGAGCTCGATGAATAAACTAAGTAGACAGTCTACAAGAGAGTCAATTCTCAATGCAGCCTTAATGGGCATTGAATTTGAATTCTATTCAAAAAAGAACCTAGAAGAAACTCAAAAAATGCTTGAGGATCTTCTAGGTTTACCTATTAGTCTAGAAGAAAAGGCACACTCTGACTTTCAACCAACAGACAAACACTTTAAGATGGAGCCTGATATGTCAGGTGGTTCAGGCTTAATTGAGCTTGTGACTGGTGCGATGCCTTATCGTAATGCTAGGATTGTTGTTATTAAGATGTTGGGCTGGATTAGAGAACATGGTTACACAACGGATAGAGCTTCAATCCACCTAAACTTATCGTTTGATAAGAAGTATCTTGAAGATCCGATGATGGTATCAAAGATGAACACTCTTAAGTTTATCTTGACTTTTAATGAAAAACAGGTCTATAAGTTCTTTCCAAATAGAGAGAACTCGGTTTATGCAAAGTCAATTAAGTTCGTGATGCCAAAACATGAGGCTGCTCATTTTAGCGCTGAACATGTTAACCCAATGAACTTTATATTTCCAGACACTAAATACTATGGTGTTAACTTCTTAAAGAAAGAGAAGAACTACCTAGAGTTCAGGTATATCGGCGGTAAAGATTACGAACAACGCCAAGATGATATACTTTATATGTCTGAGAGGTTTCTCTTACAACTATTTAAAGCATGTTCTCAGCCAGAATTTACAGCTGAAGATAAAATTGAGCTTAAATATATCTTAAATAAGAACTTACCTATTTTTGAGGCTTTAAAAGACCATAGGAACTTAAATAAACACTGGCCGAAGATTAATATCTTAGTAGATCTACAAGATGACTACCAAATTATTAAAGTACATTGGGATAGAATTAAAAGAAGGGTAATGGACTTAATTATCCATGGCTCTCTAGAAGAAGGTACAATTAACTATGATTCTGACTTCTCTTCGATTCAGGTTAAAGATGGTAAGATGCCAACTTGTTTCGCTGCTGAAAATTACGAGTTTATTACGTCTGAAATTAGAGGTAATTTAATTAACTGTGACTTTTACGCTTGTAAAGTTGAAGGCTCAGATCTACAATATTGTAATTTTTATCAGTCAACTGAGATTAAAGAGTCTAAGGTCCAGTCTTCATATGTACATGGTAGCTGTAGCGCTGTTAACTGTTATGTTTTCGGTAGAGACGGTATCTTTAAAGGCAGAATGATAGGTGGTATATTTAGAGAGGGTAATATCGGCCCTTATGCTAGATTTGACGATACGGAAATCGTAGTAAGTAAAAAAATAAATTCATAAAATGAGTGAAATTAGAAGTGGTAATGAAAGTGGTTTAACAACTCCTAGAGATTTTAGCAGTGATTGTTTAAACGAGTTTCTAGATGAGATCGGTGATGAGATTACCGGTGCTTGTATGGTACCTGTTAATCTACCTAAAAAGGAGATCATCAACATTATCAAGAGAGCTAAAAAATGGTTCTACAAGAAATATGAAGACTCTGTTAAGGAGAACTATTATCATATCCCGAAAGAGATTTTTGAGACTGAATATTTTAAGAAGCATAGATGTTTGACTCTACCAGATGCTGCGGCTGATGGTGCGGGCAAAGTCTACTCAGTATACGGTGTTTATGACCTTGCGAGTGGCTGGAACAACATGGGTGGGGGCCTAGACTTAAGATTCCAATCCGGTGCTGACTTTGCACTTGAAAAAATGTTATTCAGAAGAATGTACGATGGTTCAGGGCCAGCGCAAGCAGCTGAAGAATTACAGTATTACGTGCTTAACGCTTCACTTGCTGATTTATCAAGACAGATTCTTGAGAATCCGATCTCTTTTCAGTACTCAAGATTAACTGGTGATTTAAAGTTCATGGGTGATACACCAAAGGGTGGTGTTATTCTAGAGGTTTATGAGACAATTCCAGACTGCGCACTCTATGATGATGAGATCTTCTTTAGATACATTAGTGCTAAAATTAAACAGTCACTTGGTGCTAAGTTAGGTATCTTCAAGTTTGCTCTGCCAGGTAATGTTGACTTCGATTATGATGCTATTAAATCAATGGGCGATGATGAACTTGCTGCTATTGAAGAAGAAATCAAGGGTGATGAAGGTGTGGACTGGATGTTCCATAGCTAAAAGAGATACATATAAAGATGGAATTGTACATTAAATATATAGGAGATCCTAACTATGATCCAAATCAAGTTCATGTTGAGAATGAAGTACAACAACTTATAACTCAAATTGAAACTATTCTTTTTACTGATAAAGGAGAAGTTTTAGGAGCTCCTGGATTTGGCTGCAATTTAGAAGATTTGATATATTCATTAGGTTACAATGAACATCAATTGAAATCAACAATAGAAGGTCAGATAAACGCGTATTGTCCACTGGCTAAAAAATATAACGTGAAAACCAAAATTAGCTTTTTACGAGGTACTGTTAGAGATGTTGCTTATATCGACATCACGGTCGATAGCAAGTATCTTGTGCAGGTTTACGTAAATTAAATAAATAAAACGGATGGCAGATCTTAAATTTTTAAATAAGCTTAGAGTAACAGGTGCTCAGATTAAACAGGATGCAAGAACGTATATTTCTCGTGTCTACAATCGCGCAGGTACCTTGTTCACTGACGCCTCTCCTTTCGCACAGCTCTTAAATGTAATGAGTGAGATGAGTGAATTGATTATGTTCTACGTAGAAGATTCTTTAGTGGAACAGAATATTTACACGGCCCAACAAGCCGAGTCAATTTACGGTATGTCAAGACTAACTGGACATGATGCAACTAGAGGATATGCTGCTTTTGGTGAAATTGAGTTTAGGTGGAAACCAGGCGCTGATTTTGTTAAAATTGCAGGTACTGGTCTAACATTTGACGGTAGAGCTGTTATTAAGTTCGACTCAAATGGTCTAAAGTACACTGTTCAAACACCAAGAGAAAGATTTAGAGTTGAGAAAAGCAATAAGAATAAATTTACATGTGAAATTATACAGGGTGAATATGAATCACAAACTGTAACTGGGACTGGAGAGAATCTACAGTCTTATAATATAAACGTTAGAGGATTAACCGACCATAATAAAATTACAGTCTACGTAAACGGTGAAGTATGGACTAAACATGTTTCACTCTATGATATGAACGCTAACGAAAAAGCTTACATGGTTAAGACTGGAATTAGCGGCGGATTAGACGTTTACTTTGGTAACGGTTCTTTTGGTATGCCACCGGCAAATGGTGCCACAATCGAGATTGAGTATATTAAACACAGTGGCTCTAAAGGTAATTTGCCTGATGGTTCAGATCTAACTGTAAAATGGGAAACGGAAGGTGAAGATTCAATTGGAGAACTACATGACCTAAATGAATTCTTTGATGTAACAGTAACATCTTCTCCGAAGATGGGAGCAGATCGTGAATCAACTGATTTTACAAGGATTCTAACACCACTTGCAAGTAAGTCATATGTGTTGGCCACTCCAGACAACTATGAGTACTTCTTATCTAAGTACAATCAGTTTTCATATATCGATGCATATAGCCGCACAGACGACCAGTATTTAGACGACGACAATGTGGTTTACATCTTTGCAATGCCAGACTTTAAGAGAAAGTTAACGGCAGGTATGGATTATTTCTCGCTGCCACAGCAAGAGATGTTCTTTACACAAAGCGAATATGATGCAATGTATCAAGTGCTGCAAAACTCAGGCCAGATGATGATGGCTGCTGAAGTTAAATTCGTAGAACCAATTGTCAAGAAGTATAGTATGGATGTTGCAATCAGATACTTTGATGGCTTTAGTAAACAAGAGATTGCAAACGATGTAAGAGCTGCTATCTCAAATTATATGCTTAACATTACGAGAAGAGATAAGCTGCCTAAGTCAGACATTGTCTATATTCTTGAAGAGATTGAAGGTATTGATTCGGTTAACGTAAGGTTCATTAGTCAGAAAGAAGAAGATGTGCTTAGATTGGGTTACTATGAGACTGTAACTACAACTATCCAGCCACAAGAACCAGTTACTCTTGAAAATATTGGTAACGGTAAACAAAAGTATGTGTTCTTCCAGAAGATTGAAGAGTCTAATCTAGTTAGAATTAACCCAGGAGATTCTATCCCAGACTCAGTTAGAGGCTTAGATCAATGGGGCGATATTGTAATGGGCAAAGATGAAGTTGCTATTTTTAGAGGTGGTTGGTTAGACCGTGATGGTGATCTTGTTGATGACGATGTAAAATTAAATGAAGAGGCTGCACTGAGTATAAACTTTGATGAAGCTCCTGTGCCTAGAACAATTTACACTAGAGTACAAGCTGGAAATAGAAAAGCGTTATAATGGAAGCACCTTTTAAAGATTTATTAAGGTATAAACGTGTAAAGATTTACGATGTTGCAAAACACCGTAAAGACTCTAGACTTAATACTGGTTACGATTATAAGGACAGTCTTTTTAATCTGATGACCTCGAAACACATTCGTAGAAATCAGATTATTAAAGAGTTTATGCTCTTTCTTAATGATTATTTTTACAATATTATTAAAGGCGTTAAACACCTAAAAACGTTTAAAAATTACACGGTAGAAAAAGACGATACTAATGTACGATAAGCTAAGATTTTTTAAAGGGTTTGACTATGACATGAACATGGTCAAAGATGCTGATGGTATCTGGCAAGGTAACGTCTATCTAGATGAAGTATCTGTTGGTCTCTATGAAACGGCTAACATTTTCTTATTAGAGGAGACCGGCTACTACTATGCGGGTCAGACTACATCTGCTACACTGCCAGGTTTGATTCAACCGATTGAAAATTCAGTTGGTTCAAAACTAGTTTGTAGATGGATTGATGAAAAAGGAACGTCTAGTGATATTTTTATCTACGGTGCGGAAATGAAGAATGGTCAGCCTGTCGTTACACACCATAAAGAGTTAACATTAGAGCCGCAGCTACAGTCGGTTGCACCTTATAATGTTGTTGATGGTGTTAAGTATTATGAGAAGCTGGACTTTAAAAAACTGAGCAACCAAGCACTACAGCTAAATGTAGCTTTAAGATCTAATGCTGACGGACCACACAGACGCGTCTTAGGTATTTATGATGTAGTTAATGGGATTGAGACACAAGTTGCTCAGATTACATTCTATGGCGAGGTGGTTGCCGAAGATGAAAGACTTAGAACCTTACTACAAAATTTTGGCGCAACTCTAGATGAAGGAGACTTCCTACTCTTTAAAGAGCACGACATCTCGGAACAAAGCCCAGACTATAAACTCTTAAACAGAAAGCGTAAAGAGCTCTTACTAGAGCTACATAATATTAAACCCTTCGTTGGTACTTACAAGGCAATCTTAAATGCGATTGACTTCTTTGGTTATAGCAATATAACACTAAAAGAATACTGGATGAGTGTTGACAAGAGCAAGCCTTCTTTTGGTAAGCTCTTTGCAATTCCAGTACCTAACTCTTCAGTGCGAGGTGAGATGTTGCGTAAGAAGTTGACGGTGCAGATTCCTTCGAGTACAATGAAGAAGACTAATCGTTTTAGCCTAGTCTACAGATTAAACGAACCGAACGGTGGTGTTGACCAGTGGGATATTCCAACCGTTGATGAGATATTTGAGTATACACCGGATGAAATCTTAATCAAGCTATATGGTTTAAAGCAGAAATTACAGCGTGAATATCTGCCATTAAACACTAAGATTGTAGATATTACAGCAGAAGGTGACTACTTTACTCAGAGAAACTTAAATGTATGGAACGTTCAGAATGAGATTGGTTTTATAAGTGAGGGTCATGATATTAAATTTAAGGTTGCACCAGAAGGCAGAACTCTCTTTATTGAGGATTTAGGTCTAGTGCTACAGACTACATTAGATAAAAATAGTATTGACTATCAAACATATTTAGGTTTTACACCAGCTGATTTTGCAACAGCAACCACATCTCAACTACAAGAACTCGAAGATATTTACAATGAGTTCTATGATTATTATATTGAAAGAGACTTAAGGACGTTTAACCAGGATATTCCAGTTGGCTGTCCGGTTATCTTAGACGGTAGTGAAACTTTTAGAGACACTTGGTTCGACGGTGATTTTACATGGGATGATGCTATTGACCCGAACTCACAGCTCTTAGTAACTTGGGATAACTGGTGGAAACGCTGGGTTTATGAAGTTGAATGGCTTGTAACTGGACCTAATGGTTTTATCTTTGAAGTTCGCGGTGATATTGACAACTATCTAACAATGCCAATTATAGTACCTTACGAAGGCAGCTATACAGTTGAGATGAGAGTTTATGACCTTTTTGGCCATCGATCACACTATAGAGAAAGAGATCTTTTTCAAGTTGAACTAAAAGACGTTGAACTCTATGGAGTCTATAAGTGGTTAGACTCAGCCAGATGGAATGATAAAGGCTTAACTTGGAACAAGTCGGGTGGCTATTGGGATAGCGCACAAGACAGTAGTGTAACTATAGATCAGGCAATTGCAAGTCTATATGGTACTCTAGACAGGGCTAATTATTTACACGATGAAAGCCAAGGTGTTAGGTTTTCAATGGTAAGAAGGTATAGTGACTCGTTAACTGAAACTGGTTTTTCAGAGACTACGGGGCCATATCAACTCAATGAATGTAGATTTAGATGGAGAGACACTGAACACCTTTCTTGGAATGCAACTAGAGTGGGTAGTGATTTATCAGCCTCTTTTAAAGTTTACGACATAGAGAATGGCGATGAAATTGCGATTGACTTTAAAGATCCAAATACTGGAGTTATAACAACAGGTTCACACGTGATTACAAGCCCAACGCCAAGTTCGGCGATTAACACGGCTCAATATGAAGATGAATGGGAAGCAATTAGAGATGAATTAAATAACTCAACCGATCCGATCATTCAGAAGTTTAACTGGAACGCAGTTTTTCACGATACCAACGGTGACGGCTATGCTGATACATTTTTGTATATGCTGGCTGTAGGTAAAGAGTACTCTAAGAACTATGACTTTGAGAGTGTTACCGTAACGCAAAATGGCGCAAGTACTATTTCAGTTGATGGAGAATTACACGTGGTTCACTATAATCCAGGTTTTGACGATACTAAGATTTTTAGAGAATATACTGAGGTTGAAAGATCAACTCACGTTACAATTGCAGCTGATGCTACTAACATGCCGGGTATTAAAAACCCAAAGTGGGGCATTGTAAACAGAAGCAACCCTGAAATAAATGATATATACTATGATAGTATGTGGTTAACCTACATATTCCAAGACCCAGGTACTTATGAGATTACACTTGAGGTTGAAGATACTAATGGTAACCACAACGTCGTCAAACGTAATATGATAAATGTAAAATAAACAAACAAAAATGGCAAACATTACACAAATCTTAGGAACAGATTCTATCTCATCTTCTAGGCCAGTTATTAATAGTAACTTCCAGCTGGTGAATGATGATATTACTGATCTACAAGGATTTCTAAATCCTACAAACCGTACTATTCAGAATATTTCATCTGCAACAGTAGAGTCATTAACAGTACTTAACGGTACAACAAACATTGCTACATTTACAACAACAGGTATTGATTTAGAAGTTGATGTTGAATTTGCTAAAAGAACTACGATGGCTGCTGAAATTGTAAAGTCTGGTATCGAGGGTAGCGTTATCGCTCCGGTTGCAATAGCTCTACCAGCTGGGCAAGCCCCTGCTGAATCAACTTACCTTGTTAATATTAACTTTAACTTACCTACAGGTATCGAGGGTCAAGAAGTAACCATTATCAACGTTAGTACTAGTGCTGTTACAGTTGGTGTTCAAGCAGGACCAACCCTAGGAGCAACTTCTATTAGCTTAAATGGACAGAACTCAACAGTAACATTAAGATACATCGGTACAGTTTGGTATGTGATCTCATCACACGCTGCAACTATATCGTAAGCAATAAATTAAAAGAATATAAATGGCAACTCCGTTAGTTAGAATACCTCAACCAAGAGGCGGCACGATGTACGCTTTTGCGTCTTCTGCTAGAGATATGACTAGGGCGTTCAATAACCCTGACTTGAACTTTGAGTTCAGTCGCTACGCGTTATTGGATTTACCTGACTTCACACAATCCACAAATGGTGCAAATACAATTAACTTTAGTTTAAACCTGGTTAATGCATCTGGAAGTGCTTATTCTGCTGGCGCGCCAAACATTGATTTTGCACAGACTTTTCAGAATTATGCATTAAATGCTGAAGAGATCTTATTACAAGATGACGATTACGATCCAATAATTCTACAATCAGACGCTGAAAAATTATTCTTTAAATGGTTAAGTAGTTTAGGTGCTATTAGATTTAGAACAGCGGACTCAAATGAGGCTACAATCGGCGCTCTAACTGAAGAGAACAATTCAATTCAGACGGGTGCTGTTTATGATCGAGTAGTTAAGTACATTGGTACAATTGACGCTGAGAACGATATTGCCTATAAAGGTAATGCATATCATGAAGTTTATATTAACGTGCCAACTTCGGTAGGTTCAACGCCAACTGTTCTTTTCCAGCCTAGACAATATAACACAACAGCAACCAAACTCTATGCTGATAATGTAATTGAAGGCAGATCAGGTCAAAACCACCCAGATCCAAACATCAACCTATTCTCAGTTGTAGACACTTACGACGTAGGTACAGGTGAGGCCTATTACAATATTGATCCAAATGCAACCGATAGCGTACAAATTGTATTCAACGATACCGCATATGCTCAGATTGCAAATGTATCTGATGTTGAGAATTTATTAGACTTTGCTAAAACAGGTCAACAGTTTACTTTCAATGCCATTTTGGTTTACTATGACTTATATAGCGCTTCTAATCCTTCACAAAGGGCGACTAACTTATATGGTATTCTAATCTTAGATGAGATTCAGTCTACCGGCGGAACTGGTTCTAAGATTCACGAACAGATTAAATTCAAGCCAAATGAAGTAACAGGACTTAACGGTAATGCCTTCTCTTTGAAGCTTAACCTTAAGTTTAACTCTTCTCTAGATAATGTTGGTGTTGAGACTTCAGTAAATGACTTTACTACATTCTCAATGGATCTGTTTATGGATACGACGACTGCTCTTGAGAATGCAACTGAGTTATTAATTGAAGCTAACAGAAGATACGGTTATCTAGCAGAGAGGCTGGATAGCGTAGAGAATCTAGTGGTTGGTAGTCAGGAGAACGATGAACTAGTTGCTAGAATAGCTGAAATTGAAGAGCAGATGCAAAACGCATCTCTACAGCTACAAGACTCAGATTCTCTGTTACAACTTATTACTAAAGCACACGACCGTATCAATTCAATGATCGACGGTACTATCCCAACTGAGATCCAATATAATACTGACGTAATCTTTGCTGGTGCAGGTACAAGAATTGATAAGTCTAATCCTGAAAAGATTAAGATTATAAATGATGTAAACGGTTACTCTATCACACCTGCATTTACATGGGATCAAGTTGGTACTCCGACCTTGATTACTACTAGCAGCCCGTTTGACGTTGGTGCATCAGGCCAAGGCGCTCAAGCTTTTGGTATTTATGCTAAATTATTAAACTATACAAATAGGCTAAGTTTACAGAACTTATTAACCAATGACCCTAATGATGACCTAGATATATACATTGACGATGGTTCATTTGCATGGAAAGCTGGTCAATTATTTAAGATCTCTTTCGATACAATAAACATGGGTGGTAACTCAATTAACATATATACAGGCCGCGCTACTGAGTACGATAAGACAATTGCAACTCTACAGCCGGTACAGCTTATTAGTGATAAGCCATATATTGAGGTTGTGTGTATCGACCCTATAAACTACATATTTGAAGTGGATATATTAAGATAAGATGAATACAAACAACTCAATTTCTAGCACGGTTAAGAAACTTCTCGAGATTAATACTAACTCGTTGAAGACCTTCGAACGTATAAACGAAGCGATTACAACACAAGAGAAGAACGTGCCACTTGAAATCTTAAATGATGAAGGTGGGACAACAACTGTTTATGTGCCTTCTTTTGGCTACATGAAACGTGAACTTGAGCGTTTAGATACTAATCTTAAAGCCCTAAGCGGTCTTGGTAAAGGTAATACTAAAGTAAGGCTTTCAGATGGTACTTACCAAAATGTAATTACATCTAGACTTAAGAGTCCAGCTAACGATATTAGAACATTTACAAAGCCGGATCAATTTAAAGTAAAGTCTAACTACTTTTTTGAAGACTTTTTGAACCCGCTTTTATCAGTTTCATTTAATGTTACAAATCAAATTCCAAGCGATACTGAGCGAGTTCTTGTAAAAAGAATTCTTTTTGACAATACTAGCCAGGCTGCTGTTGACTTCTTTAACGAGAACTTCTTAAACCAAGAAGAAATTGACCATGCACAGGCAATTAGAGATATTAACAACAATAACATTTCATATCAAGTTGACGAAGAATTAAGAGACATGCCTTATCAGAGTGTTCTCTACTTTGGTTCTTTCGATGTATTAGCAATAAATGACTCTAAGAGAACAGTAACTGTTGACGGTCAGACTAAAAGAAAGGCAGTTAAAAGATACCGACTAGACAAGCTAACATATACAGATTCTAACAAAGACGTTAAAGATACCGAGGTCTTAAAAGAAGGTGATGAACTTATCGTTAATACTGGTAAGATGACCACTAAATATAAGGCTACTAGAGTGGACGGTTCGACAAGAGAGGTTGAACTAGAGCTTGTAGAAGGCTTTGAGGCTATTAGGATTGGCGCTAACGCACTTAAAATTTATAAGAATACAAACATTCAGCTGAATGTAGAAATCAACGTAGGGTTCAACGAACGCGTCCTAGTGTTTGTTAAAGCAATTGACCCGGATTCTAAAATTCTAGCTGAGAACTGGTCACCTGGTGTTGGCTTCTATACTAATGACCTGAGTAGAGTTGATGAGGACGGAAACGTTATAACTCTTGCAAATTATTACAAAGAAGAAGTTGCTGACTTTGGTCAATTTATTAGAGCGCTGAAAGAGGACTCAATCCCACCTTCAACTGAGGGTATTACGCCAGATGCGCCGACACTTGACGCTGCAAACTTTAGTGTTGTACAAATTAACAGACACTTAACTGATAATGATGCTGCTAACAAGATTAAGCAGTTGTCAAGAGATAAAGTTGCAGTAGAAGAGGCGATCAAGAAATTAGACGATACAATTGTTAAGAAGAGATCTGAAATCTCGACTAAAAAATATACATCAAAGATTGAGTCTGATAAAGACAGAAACCAGTTAGCTAGCCTAGTTGAACAGAGAACTTCTGAAACTAGACTATACGGTTCTATTGTAAACCAGATTCAAAGCCTTTCTTCAGATACTAATGTTACTAACGTAACTCCTAAATTTAGAATTAGAGGTTTCTGGTCTATTCCAGCCGATAAAAAGGTTGCCTCAACTACAGATCAAAGAGTTGTACAGTTTGTTATTCAGTACAGATACCTTTCAACTAGCGGTAAAGCGCCTGAAGTTTCTCAGTTGACATTTACCGAAGATGCTAGAGAGAAAACAGCAGTCTTCTCAAACTGGAATGAAGTTAAAACACCAGTTAGAGAAAGAGCTAAAGATCCAGTGACTGGAAAGTTTGTATGGCAAGACTCTTTAATAGAGGACGGTCAGAAAGTTAACTTTAACCAGCTTGACATTCCGATTCAACAGGGTGAAATCGTTGAGTTTAGAATCAAGTCTGTTTCTGAAGCTGGCTTCCCAGCTAATCCAATCATGTCAGACTGGTCAGCTCCGATTACAATTGCATTCCCAGATGCTGAGTTAGATACAACTGATCTACAAGATATTGTTGATCTGAACAAAACCGAGCTAACAAGCGTTAGACTAGCAGAAGAGCTAGACTCTAAAGGAGTTTACACACACGTTGGCGACTCATTTACTGCTAACGAGAGCTACTATGCGCACGTTGCAACTAATCTGGCTTCGGGCTTTTTATCACCTGAACAAAAGCCAATTTCAGTTTACGATAAACTGGCTGAACTACAGCAGAAAATTGAAGCGTTACAACAACAAATTGAAAATGCCAAAGGTGAACTTCTAGTTAAACTTATTGCTGAAGACGGTACAGTAACTATTATTAACAAGAATACTAATAATAAGATCTTTGCTGGCTATTACGTAGATGAGGTTGCTGAAATTTCAATTAAGAAAGGCCACATTGTAACTAAGACATTTAAACTCTTACTAGAGAATACTAAAGCAACTCAACTTGAATTAATTTCGAGAATTGCCGGTGAAAGAACAAAACCAGCTTACAGATCTTCTGCAAGTGGTTCTGTTGCAGGTGTAAATAGCTTTGGTAACGTAAGTAACGACCAAGGTGTTAATGATGTTGATGATAAGATCGTATCAGACATTTATTACACAAGCAAAGGTAAATATGATCTTGCGCCTATTCTTTACCAAAACTTAACAGGTACCGAATTAACAAGCTATGATCTATTACAACCGGCACCATATCAGTCTGCTCAGAGAAGAGGTCAATTCATTTACTCAAGGTATATGGATATTGCTAACGTTGAGCCTCTGTATGCTGTGAATGCAGTAACAAACCAGAATATTTCAAGCACTAACTTTAGCTTCTATGAACATACGTTAAGTTACGGTACGTTTGAAGGTAGTGATGCTAACTTCTTAACGCCTGATGGTGATGCTGATTCAACAAATTATATTTGGGCAGGTTCTTTCGGTAGATACTGGTCTTCACAGAATGGCTCAGCAGCGATCGATTTCCAGAACTGGAGCGGTTACGACCCGGAAGTTGTTGACTGTACTGCAATTACAAGTATTAATACTTCTACATACAACAATGGTATCTTTATGCATAAGGACCATCCAGATATTGAAACATTCTGGAAAAGTACATATCCACAAGCTGCTTCAAGTACATCAAATTTACAGGACAGTGAACAAGTACAGGCACTACAGGCTATTGTAGACAGCGGTATTTACACTATGCCGATCACGGCTAATATCCCGAATGGAGCATTGACAAGTACACATCAAGGTTTAGCTAGTTATGCTTTAAAACAACTTGGCTTTAGAGATACTAATAATATGATTACGGCTGACAGAAGAACATTTAAAATGTCTTTCGATGCCAATGATCAGTATCTACTAGGAGGTCGCTCTTGTGGTGCTTTCTTATACATGTCGCCAATTAACTTATTCTCACTTTCAATTGATGGTGATAATGACCTTTCTAGAAAACACTTAAATAAGGGTGATGCTAATGCTATTGCAGTTGATATTGTATTCCAGTACAGAATGACGGATTATGCTGGTAACGACGATACAACTGATATTGGTAATATTGCAGGCCTAAGAGGTTCTAGCGTTTCTAACATTACATATTCTAAGAAAATTGGACTGGATATATTTGACGAAGGTGATGACCAGTTCTCATTCGACTTAGAAGTATTTGCGAAATACTCAGCAAAAGGTAGCAATATTAACTCGATTAAAGCTGCTCAACTAGTTGCAAATACGGCTACAGGTAATGGTGTTTCGGCTGCATCTCCAATCTCACCACTAGGCTTTACTCTTTAATCTAGTCAAACTTGTTTATCTCAAGTTTCAGTCTATGATATATAGATTGCAGAAGCTATATAAAAAAGAAGGCAATAGATGGCATTACAATCAATTAGTTTATATTACAAATGGGGAGTATCTGATCCGTGTAACGAAGGCGGTCAGGGTACATTAGGCATTTTCTATTGGGATGATGGGGGTTTTCCAATACCGAATACTTTAGATGTTATTGCAACTAATAGCATACCGATCTTCGCGGATGCCACACTAATAGATCCCGCACCCGACGGTTATTATTATAGCGGTCCTTTCCCGGATTCTATCATTACTGAGCCTTATAAATGGGATAGTTCAGGTGGTTGGGGTAGCCTGTTTCAATGCCAAGCTTCAACTACAGCTTCAATTACAGTTTACTATAAAGACCCTGATCAATTAGCCTCGGGCGAAGCGCCAGAGGATACGAACCCTTGCGACCCTATTGTCAGCGCATCACAGAAAACAATCTACTATGACTCTACTGCCCAAGGTGGAGTAGGCTTTGGTTTAACTCTAGAACAGGCTATTGACTACAACGTAGACGTTTTTTCTGATTTTACACTGAGTCAAACACTAAATGACGGTTGGTACGCTGACGATGATTTTCCAGATTCTGTAAATGATGTAAACGTTTATCTTTTTTTAGGGGGCGAGGATTATGAAAATCTAAATACTAACGGTTATATTAAATGCGAAGCAACGGGAGGGACTAGTGGAACTAGTGGAACTAGTGGAACTAGTGGAACTTCTGGAACTGCAGGTACTTTTTCATTAAAAGTAGCCAATAATGATGATAAAGCACTGTGTCAAGATGTTGCAGATGATGATCCTAATTCAATAATTCCTTTCAGTAATATATACTATTGGACATCTAGCGGCCCTTTAACACTAGCTCAAGTAGCTGCTGCAAATATATTTATTTTCTCAGATCCTGGTGCTGCTGCTAACTATGGCCTTCAGGTTCAGAATGGACTTCCACCAACATATGACGGTATTGTTAAGGTTAGTAGTTACTATAGAGAATTTAATCAAAGTGGTATATTCTATTGGAATTATAATAACTCTAATCCGCCGAATTCTAAGTGGATTCCCGAATTGCAAGACGAGTGTGAGCCTATTCCAGAACCAGAGGTTAGGTCTATAACTCTCTACCATGATAATACATTATCTGATCCAGATAGTATTTCAGAATACTGCTGTAGCAATAATGCTACTACAGATCTCTATTATTATTATAGTGTAACCGTATATCCAAATCTATTAACTTTAGCAAATGCTGGCGTTTTACTCTATAAAGATGTAGATGCAGCTGAACTTATCCCATTTGGTATATGGGGAGATGAAACTGGCCTTGGCACTGATAAACTGCTTAAATTTAGACTTAATAATGATGGTCAACCAGCATGGTTCGGTCTAGACGATAGTGATACGGAGACAGAGAGCCCTAACATCACACAATATTTTAACTGCGCTGATTTTACTCAGCCTGCTGGTAGCCCGAATACCAACATACAGAGTACAAGTCCTTTTGCGAACAAAGTATTTTATGCTTTTCATTCATGTGAACCAACAGCGGGCGAACATATTCTACATGTAGTCGACGGGCAGCATTTTGATAACGTTGATAACTTTATGAGTAACTTCATAGAAACTCTAGTTACCAATGGTTATCCAACTATTGAAACTGGCGTTATTGGCTGTCAAACATATAAACATAGAGTTGTTGCAGAGAGTATTGAAGAAGCAGTACAACTTTTAAAAGCAGAAGAGTCTGCCGGTGTCTTTTATTATGATGCTGTACAAGAGTCTGAGCTAAGTGATTTAGGTATTGGTGATGACGTAATTCTTAGTATTTACGCAGACTGCTGTGATTGTATACAAAGATTAAACAGTAGTAGTTATCAGTTTGGTGAAACTGGTGTTGTTCAACCAGCGGGCCTAGGGCCTAACTTTGCAGTAGAGAGAAATGCAAAGCTGGATAACGTTGCTAAACCTCTTTTAAGAACTAACCCTAAGTTGACAACCAACGTTAAACTTGTTGTTAACTCAAGAGATGAACTATATCTTGATTCGATCAGTGCAACTGATGATTTAGCATCTGCTAATTACAAGAAGTTTCCAATTAACCCAAGAGGATCTTACGCGTATGATCTGACTAGATTCTACACTAAGAATAAAACACCACTTGAGATAGTTTACACAACTAAGAGGCGAGATTCTGACTTCTCTGTTTTCTCTGAGTATGAGAAACAGATCGAAGAAGATTACCACTACGGTACGACAATGAACTATTCTAAATTATATGACGAGGAGTTTAGAATGTTTGCTCCGATCTATGTTGATCTAAATATGCCTAAGAAGTTTGTAATCTACAGGATAAACGACCCTAAGGACAACACTTCTTTTACAGATAGTGCTCTTGGCAATGAGGCTAGAATTAAAAAATTAATTGAGAAATCTGAGATCGTTAAGGTTTTTGATCTGACTAAGAAGAGTAATATCGGTAAGTACTTAAGAAATTACGTACAAGATCAAGCCTTTCCAAAGGCTCCGATTACATTCTCATTTGAAGAGAATGAAAAGACTACATATAACGGTATTGATCTGATTAAGGGCGGCTTCACTAAGAAAGCTGAATATATACATAGCGATTTTATACTTAAAGATAAGCCCTTAATAGCTGCTAATGACTTTATTACCGATGGTTTTAGAAGAAATAACATTGCAGCTGCAAACATCATCAACATGGAATTCCTGTTCGATGACCCACATGCAAATACTTATTCGGTTAACAGATACATTGGTCTTTACGTAGATGACATTGAGACTGGTTCTGGTCGAGTTTCTTCGATTAGAAATGGTAACATTATCTTTAAGAACGTGAACTCTAACATGAGCTCTACGTTTGACTACGCGGCAATACCTTCTTATAAAATGTTAACTGAAATGCCAATTTTAGCCTATGCTAGAACTGGTGAAAATTACTATAAGCTAGACAACACAAAGAGATACGACCACAGTAGACTAGAGCTTAGAGTCCAAGACCCTAGAAATGAAATACCTGCACAGTTGGGTATACAGTACAAAGGTCAAACGATTGATATAAAGGCTAGTCCCAGCAGAGGTTTTGACTTTATTAAAGTTAAAGTTGTTGATATTCCAAACCACAATGATAAAATTGCACTAGCTACAATAAAGAATGAGTCTTATAGATTTACATTTGTTAAGTTTGTAGCTAATACTATTGTTCAAATCGATGATTCTGTTGGAAATACAATATCTTTTAATACTGGCACTAATATTAATACGGCTCTTTCTAATTTAGAAGCTGCATATGCAGCTCCTTTTGCAGATGTTTATAGTCTTGAATTATTAGATAATGGCTTTATCTTAACCGAGAAGTTAGCCAATCTACTTAATCTAGCACCAGAAGTTACTATATCAAACGGTAACGTCTTTAATAGAAAGGAGATCTATACAAACGTTGAGATACCAAACAGATCTTATTATGCCGCAGATCCAAATCCTGCAAGTCCTAATTACTTAACCAAAGGAACTTTCAGCGGACAATACTTTTCTGCTGCTGGTAATACTAGAGATGTTGCTATTGCTTTAACTAAGTTAATTAGAGAAAGAGGAGACTTTGATGCATTTAACATCGGTGATGAAATTTACGTGAGTGTTAAAATACCGGGTTATAAAATCATGCAGCAAGCATTCTTAGTTAACAGGAACAATACACTACCGTTCTTGGAGTTTGAGGCTATTAACATAGACTCTGATAACGAATTAGAGCTAGGAGACTTAGCTATCGGTACTTCTGGCAACTGGGATGCGTATTTCTTTAAAGGTGGTAATTTAGAGAATAAGAGTATTTTAGTGACTAAAGAAACTGCTCCAATTATAAGTGTAGGTGAGTATTTACCAACTGCATATAAGGGGCGTTATAATAGAGTCGTAGATATTGTTCAAGATATTACAGACCCTGCTGGTGATTACTTAAAGGTTATATTATCTTTGGAAAATTCGGTTAAGGATGGAGAGGTTAGAGTCTTTGTAGAACGAGACTTAACGATGGGATTATTCTCGGCTTACTCGATTTACGATATGGACTTTGACTTCCACGATACCGCTAATTCTAATCTTAAAGAACTGGACTATGAGACGACAGATCAGATAGTTTATGAACCATACGATACTGCTAAGCAGAATATAAATCCAGTTGCTGGTGATCTTCTAACAACCGATATTCTAAGTGAAGATTATGAAGTTTCACCGGATAAGTATTTCGCTAATTTACAGCCACTTCTTGGTAATGAGGATATTGATGATGTAGATTTAGAATCTATAGGAAGTGAATATGATAGACTTTTTGAAAATGAGATTAAAGAGTTTGCAGTTGGTTCTAGGGTAGTGCCTAACGTTAACAAGTGGGTTTTAAGAAACGGGAACACCGTAAGAGAGGAGCCTTATCACTTGAATGCGAATAGTGCTTTTGGTAGAACAAACTTTGCTCCAGATCTTGAAGTTACAGAACGTGATAGGAAGGCATTTACTCACGAGTGGTTCTATGTTGAGAACTTACCTGATTATCTAAGGTTCTGGCAGATTAACAATACGTTTAGTTACATTAACTTTATTAAAGGGTTTGATCTAACTAAAGACCTATTTAAGAGAGTTGACTACGACTACTTCGATATGTTTATGGTAGGTGAAGGTCACGAAATTGATCTTTATAATGAAGATCCACTTGAAAGAGATTCGAGCCTTTTCAATATTAACAGCTACATAAAATCTAATCTACGTAAGAAATATACCATTATCGATAATGGTTCTTCTGAAACTTTTGCGAATACTATATTTAAGGGCTTAAATGTAACTCTTAAATCTAGAAAGGAGTTTGTTAATAACGTGGCTTCAGAATTTGTAAAGAATACTGAGTTTAACGGTTATAAGTTTAGTATAATGGTTAAGGTTAACAACCAAGCTTCTAACAATTCAATTGATTTTGAGGTTATTCAGAATAAGAAGTTTAAATTTGTAATCTTCTATATTACGTTGAATACAGGTGATGTTTGGGCATCAGATCTGAATAGAAAGCTATTCTATGAACTTAAACACCAACTTAACTATAACACGGTTACTAATAAATACGTTTATGCTGACATAAACATTGGCGGCGCATTAAACTTAAAGGCTATTAATTTTAATGGTTTAGGCCCTTACCGAGTTTATGGAATTGACCATGCGGATGGATCAGTTCCTAATTTTGATTCTCAAATATCTAAGAACACTTCAGGTACTTATAATAACATTGTAATTGACTTAGGTGCTATTGGTGAATATCAAGTACAAGTCTTCTCAGTAGAATCTGATGGTGAACTTTTCGTACAAGGTAGACCTACTAAAGTCGGAGGGTCTGTTAGTGACCCAGACTATTATTTAGATACAGTTGCTTTAAATATTGCTGATCTTAAGAACGCAACATATACTTATATTGGTGGCGGTTTTAACGCACAACAATTGATACTTAATGAATTAACTGCCGGTAATGTCGCTAAAGTACTTAACAACAACGATGACAGAGTTACTTATACAACTATCGAGAGTGATGGTACTGTAAATAATAATAGGTTTACTATTAACTTTAACGACGGTAAAGAGATTGTCAAGAAAGTAGATCTGACTACAGTTGAAGATATTGATAATCCAAAAAGCTATAAGCTGTTAAGTACTGATATTACAGCAAAATTATCAGGAGATACGACAAGCTATATTGAAGCTTATGATAAGTCTAAGAAAACAATAGGCTATAATATTGTAGCAACCAATCCATACTATGCGTTTATGGTAAGGCACTCAGGTGATTATACTGTAGATCTAGAACCTGTAGTTACTTTTACAGATATTTATACACACTTTAAAACAAATAGAAAACACTCTACTCTAGATTTACGTGAACAACTATTTGAGACACCAATGTACAAACATAGTTTGACGAGTTCAACTGAGATTAACATTGCTAGATCTTATTACAATAAATTTAATAGATGTGGTGTTGCATTTAACGTTGGTTTTATTAAAGACTCAAACGTAATGAAGGTGGTTCAAGGCGAAGCTATTGTGCCTCAGGCGGCAACACATGATTTAGGCTGGGGCAAAATTAAGAACCATTACTACCATAAGGTTAATGAGATTAATCCGAATGGCGTATTGAAGCTAACTAAAGGTGGAGACTTCTTGCCAGTTTACCCAATGATTGACGAGATAGCAATCGACTACAAAGATGTTAATGTCTTTAAGTCTTCTTGGGAAGATGGTTATTACACAAGGTCTCTAGCTGGTGGTAAAAAGGTCAATGTTGCCGGTACTTTTGACACTGCAGAAGAAAGATCTTATCTAGGTTCTACTGTGATGAAACTACAAGAAGCTTATTTCTTAACAGAGTTTACAGTTCAGTTTGCGAACTCAGAAGAAGAGCTAGACGATATTCTAAGAACTAACAACAACGAGAATGATGTTGTAATTTATGAAGACGACCAGACACTAATTGCTGACTTCTACATGAATGACGTGGTCTATCAAAAATTAAGTGATCTTGGTGCTTTAAGCACACTGTCTCAGTTTATTGATCCTGCGAAGTCAATTGGTGACAAAACTACACTAAGCGATGACATGCAGGACTACGTAAATAAGAACTTGATTCAAGCGTTTACAATTGACCAGATTGACCTTTGGGTAAGTAGATTTAAAGGATCTCAGTCTAATATATTAAGTACTTCAAGCCTAGAAGGTTTAGATGATGGTGGTTTTACAAGGGACCAAAGCTTTACTTATAGTTTACACGGTGACACGCCGCTAAACTTCAGGTTGATATATAACAAAAGGCTAGGATATTCTTATAACATTAGACCTATGATAAAAATACAGTCATAAAATGGCAATCAATATTAAAGAAATATTTCAAAACGACACTGATTCGGATAAGGTAGACAAGACGAATTACAACTTTGACCAGCTTGTTGCTAACGGCGGTGGACCGATCGGGATTAAAGGCCAGAAAGGTGAACTCGGCGGAATTGGTACAACGGGAGCAAAGGGTGAAAAAGGAGATCAAGGAGCAAAGGGTGATACTGGAGCAACTGGTGCTGATGTTAACAATTGGGGTAGAATAAGTCACAGCAACGTTGACCCTCCAGACGCTGATATATTAAAACCAAAGAGAGATACTAATACTGATGAACCTGTTTCTATTATTCTAGGCGATGAAGGTTATGAAGATGGTGTAACAGATGGTATTGACGATCCAACCGCATGGTTAAATATAGTTTTACCTGATAGTTCAAAATACAGTAATTATGCTAGTTTTTTAAACGGCACTACTTCTGTTTTAAACCTTTCAAGTTCACCTCAGTCAGGCGTTGATACTTACCAGATTAGCCATGGAACTTCTACAAATAATGTGGACTTTAAGATAGACATTAAGAATAGTTTATACTTAATTGGACCTGATTTAGTGCAGATTACATCTAATACTGCGATTAAGCTTAATGCTGCTAACAACCCTATTACATTAGGGCCAGATACTGGTACTTCTTCAGGTCAAATTGATCTAAGATCTGACAGCGTTATCGCTAGAGGTAATTTAACAGTTGAAGGTACATCAGCTGGTTATATCAAAGTGCCAAATGGTAATACAGCTAATAGACCAACTGGTGCTTACGGTATGATCCGCTACAATACTAACTTAAATGTTGGCCATAGCGGTAATTTAGGTAGCTTGGAGACCTTCGTTCAGCACCCAGATGGAGATTACTGGAAGCCTTTGGGCAATATGGTAGACGCAGACGGCGATACTTTTATTACAGTAGACTATGCTGATAACGATGGAACTGATAATGTGATTAGACTTAATGTTGGTTACGACACTGGAGGTTCAGTTTTTACAACTGAAGTTGTTGGTACTTTTGGTGAAACTATTGGTGATGGAACAACAGATCTTGATAGAGTATTTACGTCATATAAAGTTATTTATGCAGCTGATGATATTTTAGTAAATAACGGTTCTGGTTTAAGGATAAGAGAGAGCTCATTAGTGCCAGGCGCTAGTCAAGTTGCTGCACAGAATAGCGGAGCCACAGCTGCCAATAGAACTTTAGCAGATTACTTTTATAGAGAAAGTGCATTACAATATGACGTTGATACATTTAATGATACTACTCCATTTAGCAGTGGTACATCCGGTGTTTCTCTTATAACTGCTAATTATAGATATACAAATCAGGTTATAAAAGCACTTGGTTGGGATCCGGATGTTGGAGCTACTCTATCAAGCGAAAACGTAGCTATTATCATTGACCACAATAAAACAAAAATGTCTTATGTTAAAGTTGGGCATATGGTAACGGTTTGGGGAAGAATAGATTATTTCCCATACTCAATAGCTAGTACTAACTTAAGCTCAGAGACTCCAGATATTAATTTTGATGGCACTAGCAACGCAGCTTCTATTACTACAGCTTCTAGAAGAGCTGCATTTGCAATCGGTAAACCAGCTACTTTCCCATATACTTCTGCTCTTACTTCTACTAGAGTTGTATTCCCAATAGCCGTTAGTTTAAAGGCACAGGACGGTACTGCATCTGAAGTTAATGTTAGATATTTTGGAGTTATTGAACCAGGTATGAATGTGTTTACAATTATACAAGTAGATGATAGTACTGGTTTTATACCGGGTAAAGAATCAGAACTAACTAATGAGCATTATGCTAAGCATTTAGATATTGATGATTTAAAATTAACTACAACGTCACCGGGTGAAGTTATTACACTAGAGTATAGCTTTAGCATGCCTACAGATGTTAATTCATATGACCTTGGGTCTTACTCGCTTAGCATGTACACCGAAGAAGATGACACAGCAACATCATAACACAACCGCTATGATAACATTAACATACATACTAGATAAATTAAAAGCTATTTGGCAGAATAAGCAACTCAGGAACTTCTTGGTAATTGTTCTTGTTGCTCTATTATTCTTAAAACAATGTAATCAAATCTCTAATCTAAAAAGAGAAGTAGATCAAGTTGAAGAAACTGCAAATAGAAACTTTAATAATTACAAGGCAGCTCAAGATACAGTTAGACTTTTAGAACTTAACAATGGTAAGCAAGCTGCTACGATTAAGAGTTATGAGTTTGATATTGCTAACCTAGAAGAAGAACAAGAAAATTTAATAGCTAAGTACAAAGGTATTTTAGATATTAATAAGGACTTGAACAAGGTTAACGCTCTTCTTTCTGCAGATATTAAGATTAAAGATAGTTTGCTAGCTGCTATTTCTGTAGAAAGAATAGACTCAATTACTGAAAAAGTTACGTTTGATAGATTTGATGACTTTGGTCATGGCAATACTAGGAATTTAGCCGGTAGTATGTTTGTTTATAGGGATGGAGATAATCTACTGTACAGGGACGCTATCTTTTCAATTCAACAGGAAATGAGCCTTTATGCTGCGATTGAAGATGCTGATGGAGATGGCCAAGATGAGATTAAGATTACAACGGACTATCCTGGCCTTATAATAACAGACATTGAAAATATAAACCTGATAAATAGTAAGTTGAACCAGAAGTATGAGAAGAAATCTGGCTGGTCTATAGGCTTAGGCGTTGGGTATGGAGTAAATTTAAACAATAACCAAGTAATTAGCTATGGCCCTAGTCTAGGCATAGGTCTTTTCTGGTCACCTAAATGGTTAAGATTTTAATATGGCACAATCATCAAGATATTTTAGAATAGACGACGACGTACTTTTAGAGTTCATCTATCACGATCAATCTAATCCAAACGCATATGAGATTGACGTAGACGATAATGGCTCTGAGGTTATGTTCTTGGATACGGACCGAGGCAACCCATTTGCGCAAAGACACCTGATCTCTGAATTAGGCGGTGACGTTGTCA